CTTCTAAAACATCATCTAGTGAAGTATTATTTTCTGATAGTCTTGAATTGTAATTTTGTAATGTTTCTTTATTCATACTATTCACCTCTTTCTAATTTCCAACCACTAGGGTATTGTTCTGGTGTCCATACATTGCTATCTATTAACGATATATATATAGCATCTTTCCACCAACCTTTTTCATCTTTACTAAATGCAGTTCCTACTGTTATGACTTCTGGTATTATTCTAATGCCATCTTTGTATTGTATATCTTCCCATAGAGTAGGTGCATTATCTGGATTATTTTCTTTAACATCCCATAAGTCAACTGATGCTCTTTTTAATACACCATTCCAATTAATTCTTGTTCCTACTTTTACAAGTTCACCATTTTCATTTAATCTCCCAAACAATTCTGGTGTTTTGCTTGCTTCTTTATCATCAAGACTTGAAGAACTAATTAAAATATTTTGCCTTTGTAATCTTGCTTTTTCTAATATATTCATTATTCCACCTCGCCAACTAAAATATCATACGCTTGTGCTTTTAAATCCATAATAGATATACTTTCTATTAGCTCGTTAGTTTCCTCATATTCATAAATAGCATCTTCTACATCTATTGCTTCTTCATACATTCTGTTAGTTCCTGTTCTTTTAATCATATAGAATTTATCACTATATGTTCTATAAAGATTAATTCCATCTGTTCTTGTTTTATAAAATTCTTTTACTATTGCCATAATTATTCTCCTAACTCGCTTAATGGTTTTATTTGGTCTGCATAAGTTGACCAGTTTGTTGCAATCTTATATTCTTCTACCATATCATCAGGAACATATATATAACCTTGCCCGTTTGCTATTGGTGTAGAGCCTATCGCTGGTGCATTAGCCAATGTGCAAACTGTTGTGTTTTGCCTAATAATAAGAGTTGTAAGTTTTGATGCTGTAATACTGTGAGCACCAATATACTCAAGCATAGGAGCATCAATTTTTGTTAATTTGTTGCAACTATTAAATGCTTGGCTTTCTATTCTTTTAACTGATGGTAAAACAATTTCAGTTAGTCCTGTGCAATAGTTAAAACCATAAAGGTCTATATGAGTTACATTAGGAATATCTATTTTTGTCAAAAGTGAATGTCTTGCGAAGGCATACTGACCTATTTTTGTTATTCTGTGATTTACAAACTCCGTTATAGTTCTTTCTACAATACTATCTGCAAGTGCATTCCCTACTGCTTCTCCATCTGCATAACCTTCATTATATCTATCTACTCCTGCTTTATTATTTAATGCCACTACAATATCTTCTATTGTTGTTTCTTGTTCTGTTAATTCTGTATCGTATGTTTCTAATTCACTTGTTAAATCTTCTATTGCATCTACTGTTACTGATACTTCATTTAAGCCATCATATTCTTTATCTGCAACAATACTATGTGTTCCATTTTCATTTATTGTTATATCTTTATCTTGTAATTTTGGCAGTATTAATGTTCCTTCACTTTCTAAAGCTATTGCTTTTTCCCCATGTTCTTTTTCTAAAAAGATTTCTATTTCATTCATACTTACACCTCATTATTTTTTTCTGTATAATGTGTTAATATTACTAATTCACCATTATTTAATAATGTTTTCTTTTCTCCCTTTTCATTTAAAATAGCAATATCAAAATAATAAGTATCATAATCTAAATTACAAGTATCATCACTTTCTAATCTAAATCTGTAATAATTATCTTCTTCTGAATATTTTATACCATTGTTTTCAAGAGTTTTTTGGAATAAGCATTTTTTACACCAAACCCCTTTTTTAAATGTGATCCACATTTTTTGTGGTAATGTTTTTATAATTGATCCATCATCATATTCTCTTTTAAATTTGTAAGTATCTGATACATCACCTTTTATTACTTGTATTTTCATATTTTAATCTCCTTCCAATGAAAAAAGATTTACTTACTATGTAAATCTTCTATTCTTTGCTTTATATTTGCTATTTCATTTTCTACTACTGGCATTCTTTTAGCAAAATTATTATGTTCTCTTACTTCTCTTGTTAGTTCTTCTAATTTAACATCTGTTACTGCTTGTTTTTTATTATTAGAAAGCACTACTCCTAATAATGTAATTCCACCACTAATTAATGCAGTTATTATTGCTTCTACCATTTCTTCACCACCTTTATTCTTTCCATCTTCCTGTGGCAGTTACAAATATTGTACCACTTGCAGAATTTGTTGTTGTTCCTCTTACTAGGTGTATTTTTCCTGCTGATGTTTTAGATACTGGTGTATTTGGCATAACCAAAGCACTTACTGATGATGAATAGTATATATGAGTTTCTGGTATATCTCCAACAAATGCAACTGGGAAATTACCTAAATCAATAGCAGAAGATATATATAAATTTCCCCAAGATGTACCAATTGAAGTTGTTGGAACTGTTATACTTTTTCTACATTCCATTCTTCCATCTGGGTATTTAATATAACTTCCATTTGCATTACTGCCTGTTTCTGGTTTATTGATAACCTCTACCCATTCTCCCCAAGTTCCATTTATCATGTTTCTATAATATAAACCTTCTTTGAAATATGGACTAGCTATTTGCATTTGATAACTTTCACTATGTGCTATATGAATTAAATAAAACCAGTTACTGCTATCATCAGAACCTCCATGAATGTATGGAGCATTTTGAGTAGTTGTAGTTCTATAAAAACCTGTTCTATTCCCACACATTGTGTTATAATCACCAAAAACTTGATTTGCTATTTCTCCAAAACCTTTTATTCTTTGTGAAAGGCTTTCTCCATTTAAAAACACATTATCTGAATAAATATTACCATCTATTTCAAAGCTATTTTCATGTTGTGGAAAACAGTTAAGGCTCATTGAACTTAATAATTTATCAAAGAATGCTAATGGTATTCCCCTATCTATATATAAGTTATATTTTGTTTCTCCTATTCTATCTCCAACTATTACTATGATATGCCATTGATAGTTATTGTCTAATTCTACTGATGACTGAATGTTGTCTTGCAAATCAAATAATTCTGAGAAATCTTTATCAGTTGTTTTTCTGTACTGGTATTGAATAGAAACTGAATTTTTCCCATTTATACTTGAATATGTGCTATCTACTTTTAAAAGAGTTTCTGAATAGAAGTTATTTCTTCTATTACAAGTAATTAATCCTGTTGGCAATTTCCAGTCATCAATTATAACTGTTACTTCTTTTGTTGAAGTATTACCTCTACTATCTGTTACTTTTAAAACAGCTTTTGAATTACTAGATAAATTAATTCTTCCAAAGTCTAATGTTCCTGCACTTGTTCTTTCTAAAGTTCTTTCATTAAATGTTACTTCATATTTAGTAATAGTTGCACTATTCTGTGGTGATGCAGAACCTATTGTAAATAATAAATTACTATTTTCTCTTATTATTCTTTGATTATCTTCAGTTATTGCAACTGTGAAATCATTACTATCTTCATAAGTAAATACATTTATTACTGGATCTGAATTAACTACATTTGCAGTGAATTCAACTTCACTTGTTCCTATTAATACTTCTCCATTATAAGTTTTACAAATTATTTTTCCTGTTCCTGTATTAGAATTTTTTATTTCTCCATAAAAGCTTTCTGGAATATTCCAATTTACAGTTGTTGCATTGGTATTTGTTACTATTGTTCCTGTTAGATTTCCAAATTCATATTCTAATGTATCTGTAAATGAACTATTAACTCTACTTATACCAATTTTTAATGTAGAGCCTATATTTCCAGAACCTGCATTTATTTTGCTTGGTCTTGGTATTGATGGAAGTGTAGCATTTACTGATACTGTTCTTGATGTTCCATTTGCTGGTGTATAAGTTGCCCCTGCATGACTAAACTCCCAACCACAACTTAATGATACATTCTTTTCAGTTCCATCAGTAGCATCTACTTCTACACTACCTTCTCCAATTATTGTTCCTACTGTATATTTAACACCATTTTCTGTGAAATTAAAAAGTTCCCAAGCATGGTCTGGCTTATTGTTCCCAGAAAAAGCAGTTTTACCAGCTATTGTTCCACTATGTGAAGTGGTATAGTAATAAAATGTTGCATTACCTGATGTTGATGCCAATACTTCTTTAATTGTTACTTTGTGAAACCCAGTTATTTCATTGGCTTCAGTTTTTCCATACAATAGAATGTAATAATTTAAAACTCCACTTTGTGAAGTCATTACACTAGACCTACCTAAAAACTGATAATCTTTTGTTAGTGTTGCCATTCTTTCACCACCTATTCAATAGCAGATACTAGACCAATTCCATCATTTATCATATTGTTATCATCATCATATATTGTAATAGGTATAAACCTTAACTTATTACATAATGTGATTTCTTCTTCTACTACTGATTTTTTCATGTGAAATTCATCTTTATCTGCCCAATATATTTTATTATCATTCTTATCATAACCAGCAAATCCAACTTCATTGTTCATTAATACATAAGTTCCATCTTTGCCATACATTCTAAAACCTTCTTTGTTTAATAATCCAATTACTGAATGTGCTTCATCATATAATTCCAAAACACCACTTGAATTATTAACACCACCTAATTTTAATGTTCCACCTTTGATTAAATCTGCAACTAAATTAATTACATTTATGTTTTGCATATTTAAAGTTCCATCTATGGTCCATGCACTATTGAAAGTGCCATATATACCATTAGAACTAAAACCTATACCAGCACTATTAAATTTGATGCAATATTTTGCATTTTCCTTTGGTAATGTATCAACTATTATAATCTCATTACCATCATAAAGTACATTGCTATCACTAAATACTGAATTTATCTTGGTTGTTGCATCTTCTAACTCATTTTGTAATGTTGTTGTGGTTTCATTTATTAAATTTTCTGTATCTTTTTTAATTGTTGCACTTATTTCTTGTGTTAAATTCTTTATTTCTTTTTTGAAATTTCCAAATTCTATTTTGATATATTTATCTCTTATAGCATCATAAACAATTCCTATTACATTTGTAGTTATATCTACTTTACATTTAGGGTGCTTAACATAAATAATATCTCCCACATCACTTATATTTTCTATTTTTGCTGATACTGAATAATTTATTTTAGGAAATTTATTTGTTTCAAGATATGTTTCTGCTTGTCCTTTCAACCATATCTTTGTTGCTTCTTTAAATTCTTCTTCTGTTTCATAATCATCTTTATTTAGTTCATTTTCAAATTTTATAGCTTTTGAATATGGTATATCATATAATTCTTCTTGTAATTCAACATAATCTTCATCTAAAGTAATTGCAATTTCCCCATCTGTTGTATAAGGTAATATTTTAGTACATACTTCATCCCAATTTTCAGAAGTCTGTATTTCTGTTATATTTTTATTTTGTGCTAGAACTACACCTCTATCTTGCCCTATACTCTCTCTTATTCCTAATGTGAAATTATCTCTTTCCCAATGCCCACCATATTTATCTGATGATATAAGCCACTCATATATTTCATATAATGTTTTTCTTATTGCTCTAGTTGATATTGTTGTAGTTATATCACTAATTGTTTTAAAAGGTGATGGTTTATCTGTGGCACTATTGAAATGATCCAATGCATCATTACAATTCTTATCTACTGCATTTGCATCTTTTATAATGTAATTTTTACTATCATAACTTAAATGCCATGCCTTACACTCTACTCTGTTGTTTTTTACAGTTACATTTTTACATCTAAATCCTTGAACTCCCCATGGTGTAGGAATTCTAACTATCATTCCTTCTTGATAATATTCTAAATTATCAACTATATCTCTTAATTCTACATAGTAATCTGAATTATCTTTTTTAGTTATTTCTGCTACCAATGGATGTAATGTTTTAATCCCATTATGATTAAATAATGTTTCATTACTATCATAGACCTTAATCATTACAACCACCTACTTTTTGATGATATTTCTATGCTTTCAATATTCCCATCCCAAGTAATTATATTTTCTCCAATTTCAAATGTTGGAAATTCACCTAACATATTTCTATTTTTTAGTGTAACCCCTAAATAAGCATCTTGTTTTTGGCTATCTATTGTAACTTCATTTTCTTCTTCTGGAAATGTATAATTAAATAATGAATTGCCATTTAATATAAAATTAATTGTTCCAGAACCTGTTATTTTAATTATAGGTTTTGATATGCAATTTCCTAAATTTTCTACACTTATTTCTGTAATATCTTCAGTTAATGTAGTTACTATCTCTTCCCCATATTCATATTTAAAAGGTTGAACCCTAAATGTTACTTCTACTGGCTCATATTTTATTAAGTTTTCAAAATCTATCTGCTCTATTACTTTTGCTTTATAATACTTATTTGGCTCATTTGATAATATTAAATCACCTTCGCCATTAAGCCATTTTATTATTTCATCTACATTGTTTTTAGTTATAGTTATTTTGATTTTTTTCTCATAACTTTGATAACCTAGTTCTTCTATTATTGTTCCATCTACACCATCTATTTCTGTTTCTTCTACTCTTAATGTTGGTTTAGAAATAGGAGGAAGGGAATTTACAATAATATTAAAATTATCACTTGATATTCCTTTGAAATTAAAACTATTCATAAATTACACCCTCCACAGTATCTATAATAAATTTTCCTACTTCTCTATCATCTAACACTACTTTGCCTTTAAATTTCTTTATAGCTTCTGTAAATGCATCAGTTATATCTGCTTTTGTTAGATTATTGTTTTGAACTACTATATTTTTATTTTGTCTATAATCTCTTGCTTCATCTTTGTTTAATACCATTTCTCCTTTGTGTAGTAAAGATGGCATTTCATCATAAGGTACATAATCCATACCTACTCTTAATTTTTGAATTAATGGTATGTTAATACCTTTGCCCCCTACTGCTGGAACCCAGTCTGGTATTTTTATTTTATTTAATGCTTTTATAAATGTATTAATTCCATCTATTACAAAATTAATAGGTGCTTTTACAACATTAAAAATACCACCAAATACATCTTTAAATACATTTAAAACTCCCTTAACAACTGGTGTTAATGCTTGTATTGTAGCAGTTAAGCCCTTTGATATTAGATTAATTATACTTGTTACTACATTTATAATTGGCATTAATACTGTGTCTATTGCCCATGAAAGTAAATCTAATATAGGTTTTAATAATGGCATTAATGCATCCAAAATTTCTAATAGTGGTGGTAATAATGCCCTTACTATTTCTATTATAGGTGGTAACATTATAGCCAATAATTCAGTAAATATTGGCAGTAATTGTTCTATTATTTGTGCTATTGGTGGCAATAATTGATTTATTAGATCCATTAGTAATGGGAATATAGTATTTACAAAATCCATAAATACTGGCAATATTGCTTGTAATAATCCCACTAATATTGGTGCTAATGTACTAATCATATTTTGTATCATTGGCATATTATCAAGAACTAATTGCAAAACTTGTTGTAGTATTGGAAATAATGAACCAATTAATTGATTAAATACTCCACCAAGCCCTGTTTTAATCCTATCTACCATATCTCCAAAATTAGCACCTGCTTCTACCATATCACCAGATACAACTCCACCTAAATCTTCACACTCTTGTTTCCATGCTTCAATTCCTTCACTACCTTCTGCAAGTAATGGAGCTAAATCTGCATAAGACTTGCCAAATATATCATTTGCCAATGCATTTCTTGTAGTTTCATCTTCCATATCTGCAAGTTTACTAATTACTTCATTAAAAGCATCACCACTTGAACCAATTTCATTTATGTTGATACCTAATCTTTCGTAAGCTTCTATCATTCCCTTGCTTCCATCTTTAGCATCAGAAAAAGCTTTTTGTTGCTTTATCATTGCTTTTTCAAAATTTGATGCTTCTAATCCCCCAAGTTTAGCTGCATACATCCATTTTTGATATTCTTCTGCTGATGTTCCAACTTTTTTAGCCCCATCATCTATTGTTCCAAAACTATCAGCAACACTTGTAGCCATTGCTCCTACTCCTGTTACAATAGCAGTTGCACCACCAACTACTGCAGTTCCAACTTTTCCTATTGTCTTTGCAGTTGCACCCAAACTTTCAGCTAGTGAACTTGAACTGTTTTTACCTTTTTTAGTTGTTTCTTCTATCTTTTTATTTGCTTCTTCATTTTCAACAAATATATTTCCATATAATGAAAAAATTGATGCCATTACAACACCTCCCTTATGCTAAACCATAATCTTTCATTATTTCTTCAGCACTTCTCATTTGCTTGTTTATAGGTTCAATTTCTTTATTTCCTTGTATATAATCCAATGCCATATTTAATAATTTTGGCAATTCATTTTCTTTGTCTAATGAATGTTTTAAACATTCAGATAATAATAAAAATGGTTTATCATCAAACCATTCAATTCCACCATAATATTTATACAACAGTCGCAATACTGATGGTGTTTCTAGTATTGCAGTTATTATAAAAAATCTTTCATTCCTTCTATATTTAATAATTCTTTAAATACTGGAATTACATCTAATTCTTCTGCTTCTTCTTTTGTAATCTTTTTATAATCAGCAATGAATTCATATATTTCATTTTCTGCTTTATATAAATTTGTTATTAATAACATTATTAATTCTTTTCCAACTTCTTCATTTGTTGGTTTATCTATATTTTTTATATCTTTTGCTATTCCCATTTTATCTATTATTAAACTTAATTTTATTAATATTTTTGTTTTCATTTTTTATTTCTCCTTTTCTAAATGCTCCTCTTTTTATTACCTGCTAACCTAAAAATGAAGAAAAATGTTAGTAGGCAATAAAAAAAGGAGCATTTAACTCCTTACTAAACTAATGGATTTGTTTCTTTATCTTCTATTTTCCAAATTGGTCCACCATTAACTGGATCATAATGTGCAAAGAAATCTAAAGCATGTTCGTTTTCTGCTTTTGGATTTGATTTAAAACTAAATGTTCCTTCATGCATTGCATTATTAATAGTTAATACTTTAAATGTACCATCTAACATTTTTGTTATTACTGCAACATTATCAAGATATTCACTATCTTTAATTACTCCAAATCCTGTTTCTTCATCTTGTGTTACACTACCTGTTGCACTTTTAACACCATGTAATGCATAAGTAAGATTTTCAAGACTGCAACATAATGTAGATACTTTTAATTCAGCATCTTCCCCATCTTTAACTTGTAATCCTTTTGTCTTACCTCTTCTACCATCATATTCTATATCTCTAATAGTTGGTGTAATTATACATTCAACACCACCTCTAGTTGGTCCAAGAACTTTTTGGCTTTCTAATCCAAAATTAACAACTACTATACCTTCATCAATTTGGATTTTATCAATATCATTTTGAACTAATCTTTTTAACATAAGGTTTCTCCTTCCTATTTGAATATTCTTGAAACAAATGTTATTCTTCTATAAGTTAAATCTTGTTCATTTGATTTACTTAAATATTGATTTTCAAATCCTAAATGGTAACCTATAAATTCATCTTTATAAGAATAACCATCTAGTTCTTCTCTTAAATCATCACACATTTTTTCAATACTTATATTTGTGAATTCATCATTGTATAATTCAATATCAACCATACACATATAACCGCTATCTAATGGGCTTAATACTAATGTAGGTATTACACAATAAGGAAATTTCTTTTTCTTTGGTGCTTCTTCATAATAGCATGGGTAAATTGTATTTACCTTTGTTAATAATCTTTCTATAAATTTTTCTGTCATTATTCTATCTCCTCATCTTCCCCTAAATCAATATTTGCTCCTGCTTCTATCATCATATCTGATAATTCCTTAAATGCATCTACTTGTGCCTTTTGGATCTCTTCTATGTTTTCCATAACTGTATTTCTTAAAAAGTTTTTATTAGTCATCCCTGGGTGTTGAACTATCACACCATAATTTCTTTGATGGTCGTGTAATTCATAACTTGATTTCCCATTTTTTTTCATTTCATTAGTCATAATTTCATGAGATTTAGTACCAAATTCAAACCACCAAGGATTAACAAAAAATTTGACACCTCTTTTTTTCATTTGTTGTCTTGACCTATAACCAACTTCCATATATGGTATACCTGTGTTTCTATCTATCTTTGCCCATGCAACAATAGACTTTTTAAGACCACCTGTTCTAACTGGTATTTTTTCTTTAAGAACTTTAGTAATGATTTTGCCAGAAGCTTTTAAACCCTGTTTAGATAACTTTTTCATCATATCAATACATTCTTTTGATGTATCTACAAATTTAATTTCTGTATTATTCATTTGTATCAGCCAATGCAGTTAATGTGATTTCTATTATATCTTCTTTTTTGTATGTTCTTAATATCTTATACACTCTATCATTATACTTAAAATGTGTTACATCAGTTAAATCAACTAACTTACATTCAATTTTAAGTTCTGGTTTATAACCGACTGATGAAGCCTGATAAAATTCACTTTGTCCTATGGACTTAATATTGCAATAAACCATGATTTCTTCATAAGATACTCTAGGTCTATGTAATGCATCCAATGTTTGAGTTTCTTTCATTAAGTGTCCAACATCTTTAAAATACATAAATCTATTCCTCCTCTGGTAATGCAATATATTTGTTATAAACTATTGCTAGTTTTTGCTTTAATAGTTCATAACTTTCGTTTAATCTTGTAGCATCTTGATTATCATAACCAAATTGTGCTTTGCAATATGTTATTATTGCTTGTTTAATTAATGCTCTATAATTATCTTCTAAAAAATAAGAAGGAGCAACACCAGATGTTTCTAGGTCGCTTTTACAAGCATCAATTAAGTTTTTTATTTCATTATTGTAAGCATTATTGCTTATTCTTAATGCCATCTTAACTTCCTCTAGCATTGCTCTTTACCCCTTCCTAATAATTATGCACCAATATATGATTTAACAAATGCATCTAATAAAGCAGTTTTTCCATCAAATATAGCACAACCTAAATATTTATAAGAATTTGTGTTAATATCAAATTGAGAAACAACTTCATCACTTAATGCTAAGTTTCCAACATATTTCTTGAAATCTCCAAGAACAATTACACCTTCAGCAATTTTATCAGATAATTTAACTTCATAACCATATACATAGAATACTCCATTAACTTCTCTAACTAAATCATGTTTAGCATTGTCTTGTAATGCCATTAATTGGTTAAATAATGTTTTCTTGTTCATGTACATTTTAGCATTTGCATCATAACCTGCTGGTAATAGTCCAACTAATTTTCTAACATCATTAGCAGTATAAGTTGAAGCTACTTTAACTGCATTTGTGTTATCTGTAAATGTTTCAGCTAAAATACCTTTTGCTTCTCCTTCACCAGTTCCATTGAAAATTTGGTCCTCAATTTTTTCTGCTAACATTCCAGAAATCATATCAGTCAACCAAGTTTCAAATGCATCAATAGTCATAGTTGCAACTGATTTAGAAACTTGTACTAATTTAGTTACTTCAAATCCTCCTAATGATACTGTTACTAGTGTATCTGCATCTGGTGTAATAGTTTTGTTTTCTTCATGTTTAGATGCACCATTTTTTACACCTTCAACTGCAAATTTAACTCCACCTTTTACATTCAATAATGTGATTTCACTTAAAACTGGAGCTAGTTTAGTGATTTTTGTAATAATTGTATTACTTGTTTCTTCTGGCATTGCTCCTGCTACACCATTTTGAGCATAAGCTCTTGTTTCTTCTTCATTTAATTCTCTACCCATTAAATTTTTTAGGTATGCACTTCTGTATTCTTTGTTCATATTTTTTTCCTCTCTTCTTTCTTCCATTGGATTTGTTTCTTTTTCATTTTTTTCATTAATAACATTAGCCAATACTTCTGCTCTTTTTTCTGCTTTTTCAACTAATGCTTTTCTTTCTTCAGATAATTGATTAACTTCTTCTTCTAGTTTTTCAACTTCTTCAGTAGTGATTTCTTCTCTGCCTAATTCAGCTTGGATTTCTTCACATCTTTTGTTGATTTGTTCAATAGTCATTTCTATATATCTCCTTTCATCAACTTTACTTGTAATGCTAACTTTTGTTTTCTCATTCTCAATTCTTCTTGCTTCTTTAAGTTCTCCAACTTGTCTTTTTCTTTCTCCAAATACTCAAGACTTCTAGCATAAATTGATGTAGTATCATAAAATGGAATATCTACAACTGATACATCAAATAATCTATCTATAGCTAAAATTGTTCTTGTATCTGTGTTTAAATCCCATTTCTCTTCTGATACAGTAAAAGCAAAACTCATTTTATCAAGTAATCCTGCTTGAATTGACTTGTAAATATCTCTATTGCTTTGTGTATCAATAAGGTTAGCTCTTATAAATAAACCTTTATCATCTATTGTTAATGATAAAGAGTTATTCCTTGTTCTTGCCATAATTAAATGGCTATCATCATGATTATATTTTAATGGTACATCTTTCATATCACATCCATTAAAAGCATTTCTATCAATTATTTCTGTAAATCCATGAGTTGCTGGACTATCAAAAATAACTGCATAACCTTCAATAATCATTTCATCTTCTTTATTCTCACTTCTTACTTCAAGGTTTTGTGCTAATAATCTAATCTCTTTCTTATTCTCCATTATTCTCATCTCCTTCTTCTGGTATTTTTTCATTTTGTTCATCCACTTTTGGATCTTCAACTTTTGGTTCTTCTTCTACCTTTGGTTCTTCTTTATCTAAATTAGTAACTTCTGTATATTCTTTTCTAATATACCTCTTATCACCATCTTCAACATGTGGTAAATTCCAGATGTCCATTACTTGATTTGTTGATAATATACCTCTATCAAATAATTGTTGGCTTACACTTAATTTAGTATTATTACTAGCAAATTGTAATTTAGAACTTTCTAATACTATGTGATAACCTCTTTTAATTTCATCTGGTGTAAAGAACATTTTAGTTAATACTTGTCCTAATTGAATTGCAATAGGTTCAATACAACTTTCATAAAAACTATTCCATTCATCTTCACTTGCTTTACTTTGTATTATTTCTTCGCTTATATGGAAATAATTAAATACATTCTTTCTTATTAATTCTGCCTGTCTATCATCTACTATGTAAGGTTTACTATCTATTGTTCTTACATCACCATATTTGCTATCAAATAATAAAACTCCACCATTATTAGCTGAAGTTAAATTATCTTCTACAAATCTTTGTTTTTCCTTTACCATATCAGATGGTGTCAATACATTGTTTAATTTTGCTAAAAATCTAATGTTTGCAGACTGCTTAATTCCTTCTACAATTCCTTGATTTTGAGTATGTATTAAATCTAATGTTGGTTTCATTGCATCATTACCACTTCCCCAATATTCTTTTTCGTAATAATGATTTCTTAAATGCCCAACTCTAGCATATTCAATGGCATATTCTTTACCATCTATTTTATACACTAAATAATCTTCATCATTATAAGTAGTTATTCTTGCCCCACTTGTTCTAACTGGGTATAGACCTACAATTTCATTTGATAGTTGATTTGGGTATATTGGAATAATAAATGCATTGTTTTCTACTTTTAGAATAGTAATTAATTTTGAAATGAATTGTTGAGTAGTCATTATTTTATTTGGTGCAAATTGTAGCATTCTTTCTATGTTCTTATATTTCTTTCCTACCACTACTGGATTTAATTTAGAACATTGTGTAGCAATGCTTTCAACTGCTGACCTTATCAATTCCATTTCATACATTCCACCTGAATAAGTTGAAAATGATGCATTATACCCATTAATCAATTTGAATTGTTGTGTAAGATATTCTCTTAACTTTCTTTCTTCTTTCTTCTTAAATAATCCCATGTTTCCTCCCTATCTTCCACCAGTCATATTAATATAATCTTCATAGTGTCTTTGTAACACTACATAAGCATCTATTAATGATACTGTTCCATCTATTCTTTGTTTTGTATTTCTACCCTTGACTGGTCTAATGTTATCATTTTTATCAACTTCTATTTGAGTATTAGTTAAGCACCATTTTAAAACTGGATTATTATTATAATTAATAACCTTGCTTTCTAAATCTGCTGACAATAATTTCATTGGAGCAGACATTGTTAATGATCCTTGTATTACTTCTTCTAAAGTAAATGAGTTCTGTTTCATTTCTTCCTGCCAATACTGGGCATTCCATTTATCAAAACCAACCCATAAAGTATATATGCCATATTTCTCCCTTAACTCTACAAACCAATTTGTAACATCTGTATAATTAATTTTGTTGCCTAAACAAAAATCTACATACCCATTTTCCTTCCATAAAGTATATGGCACTTTATCTTCTCTTTCTTTTTGTTCTGCCTTTTCAAGTGGGATCCAATACTTTTGTATCAGATACCATTTGTTTTCTTTTCTAACTAATACACTTGCACAAGTTAAATCCCCAACACTTGATAAGTCAACACCACCAACACCATAACATTCTTTAAAGATGCTCATATCATAAGTAGCTGGATTATTAATGGCTTCAAATGTTAGCCAACTTCCAACACCTGTTTCTCTTATGTTGAAATCTTTTGTTAATACTGTTGGTAAATAACTTTTATCATCTGTTGCTTGTTTAACTTGGTTCTTCATATATTCTAATGATTTAATTGTTCCTAACCCTGGATTTGCTTTGCCCCAACATTTTGGCTTGGACCATTCACTTCTATCATCTAGTTCATAAATAAAAGATATGAACCTATCATCTTCTATCATTCCATTTAGAACTTTATCAGCATATTCATACCTATTATCATAAATATTTTCCCTAACAAAACCAGCAGTTGAAATAATTAAAAGCAATGGCTGAGTTCTTGCACCCATACTTTGCTTTGATACATCATAGATATTTCTATCTTTTAATGAATGTAATTCATCTATAATCCCACAATGCATATTCAAACCATCTAATGTGTTACTATCACTAGCTAATGGTTCAAATGTACTGAATGTTAATGGCACATATAAATCACTTTTTCTTTTCTTAATTAATTGACTTAACCAAGGGCTTTGAGTAACCATATTTTTTGCTTCTGTAAAAACTATCTTTGCTTGGTCTTTCTTACTAGCAACACAACAAACTTGTGCTCCTCCTTCGTGGTCTGCAAATAACATATATAAAGCAATAGCACTTAATAATGTTGACTTCCCATTTTTTCTGGCAACAATTATAAGAGCTTCTCTATATTTCCTTATTCCTTTATCATCTACAAATCCAAATATGGCTTGAATAATTGCTTTTTGCCATAAATCTAATATTACTGGTTTACCAGCCCATTGACCTTTGGAATGTTTACAAAACTTTTCTACAAATTCTATTGGTCTTGTTGCTTTCTCTAAATCAAAATGATACTTCCCTGGATTATTCAAATCATTTATCAACATATCAAATTGTTTTTTTACTTTTTTAGAAACTACAATTTGCCCACCAACAATTAAATTGTAATATGCTTGAATGTAATTCATTTTATTTATTTATAAAATCTATTAATGGATTTACTGCTTGAGTTGAACTAGCTTCATCAACCTTAATCAAATCATTAAGTTGTTTGATAACTGCTTGGTAACTCTTAACAGTATCTCTATATTCTTTGTATAATGGATTTGCTTTTACAAATTGTTGACTTGCATTTATAGTCGTTTCTAAAACTCCATCTAATGTGTTGATTTCTTCTTCCATATCTTCAGCCATCACTAATAAAAATGATGCTCTTTTAATAAGTTCTTTTATTAGATCCATTTTCTTTTTAGGAATATCATTAAAAATCTTTTCAATTCTTTTTATTTCTTTTAATATTCTTTCTTCTTTCTTCATTTTTTTCTCCTTACCCCCATCATATAAAAATCTCATTCCCAGGCTAAAAAGAG